TACACAATTAAAAGAATCTCTATTATATCATGCAACCGAAAGAAAAAATGTAATGTCAATTGCACAATCTTTTGGATATAAACCAAAAGTAACTGCACCGGCGGTAACAACTATGACGGTTTATCAATTAGTACCAAGCACAGGTAATGGTGTAAATAATCAGCCTGATTCCCGAATGTATTTAAAAATTAAAGAAGGAATGGAAGTTGTGGGTAAGAATGGTGTTGTTTTTAGAACAACGGATGGTGTTGATTTTGCAAATGAGGTTGATAGAGAAATAGATGTTTATGAAAGAGATACAAATACCGGAGAACCTATTTTATATTTAATAACAAAGAAAGTAAAGGCAATATCTGCAACCAAAGTATCTAAAACAGTTGGACCAGTTACAGACACCGAATATCCAACTATAACAATAAATGATACAAACATTATAGAAATATCATCAGTTATAGATGATTTGGGAAACAAATATTATGAAGTTCCGTATTTGGCACAAGAAAGTATGTTTGTTGAAAAACCAAACACACAAGCTAATTCGGAATTATATACATCATCTAGTATAGTCCCATATGTTTTAGAAGTTCAAAAAGTACCAAGAAGATTTTCTACTAAAATAAATTCAGATAATACAATAGATTTACAATTTGGTAGTGGTGATGTTTCCATGCCAGACGAACAAATTTTACCTAACACAAAAAATGTAGGATTGGGTTTAGCAAATTCGGTTAATAGATTAAATCAAGGAATAGACCCATCAAATTTTTTAAAAACAAATACATTTGGTATATCTCCTATAAATAGAACACTAACTGTAACATATTTGACAGGTGGTGGAATAGATGCAAATATAAATCAAGGTGAATTAACTATTATAAATAAAATAGAATATGACGAAGATTTATTATCGTTAGAAACGGATTTATTACAATCATACCAATCGGGTAAAGAATCACTTGCAGTTGAAAATTTAGAATCAGCAGTAGGTGGTAGAGGTGCTGAAAGTATTGAAGAAATTAGACAAAACGCATTAGCAACATATGGTTCTCAAAATAGAGCAGTAACTAAACAAGATTATATCATTCGTGCATTATCTATGCCGGAACGATATGGTAGTGTTGCAAAAGTGCACGTTTCACAAGATGGTGAAATAGATAATAATTCTCCTGCATCAATTTTAGCTAATCCAAATACATTATCCGAATTTACAAATTTAGTGGATTCAATTAAGAATTTAAATAAAGCGGATATACAAAAAGAATTGACAAAATTTTTATCTCAAAAGAAAACTGCAATAAGTGAAGTAAACAATCCATTTGCAATCAATATGTATGTATTGGGATATGATGGTAATAAAAAACTAACAAACTTAAATCAAGCAATCAAACAAAATCTTAAAACTTACATAGGTGAATATAGAATCATTACAGATGCTATAAATTTAATTGATGGATTTATTGTAAATATTGGTTTAGATTTTGAAGTAGTTTGTTATTCAAATTATAATAAAAGAGAAGTTCTTGCAAATTGTTTAAGTGAGATGCAAGATTATTTTAATATAGATAATTGGACATTTAATAAACCAATAAACATTTCGGAAATAGAATTAATACTTGCAAATGTAGAGGGGGTAATGAGTGTACCATCGGTTAAAATAAATAATCTATGTGCAAACGATGGAACATATGCACCAAATGATTATAATATAGATGAAGCAACAAGAGGAAAGATTGTCTACCCTTCCTTAGACCCTTGCATCTTCGAAGTAAAATATCCTAACAAAGACATAAAAGGGAGGGCAATATAATGCATAAATTTTTTACATCGTCATACGACGCGAGTATATATCTTCAACAACCTGAACAAAATGCAGGTAGAGATGAGATATTGGAAGTAGGTAAACTTTATTATGGTTCCACTATGGATATAGCTAGAACTTTAATTAAATTCCCAATAACACAGGTTTCTGAAGTTGTTTTGGAAGAATCTGCATCGTTGAATAGTTTATTAAATTCAAATAGTGCATCCGTTTCTACAATATCATCTTCATGGTATACGGCAGTATCATCATCATTATATTGGTCATCATCGTATAGTACTAGTTTATCGGTTACCAATAGTTTATCATCATCATATTCTGCATCTTGGAATAATTATGTAACACAATCTTTGGTAGTGTCCGCTTCATATAATTTGGAGTCAGCATCGTTGGCATTGGATATTTTAAACGGAGAGTATGTATTTAATTATAAAACATACTTAAATTTAAAATCAGCAAATTCAGAAGAAATTCCATTAGAATATACAATTTATGCAAATGCAGTATCTGGAAGTTGGGTAATGGGAACGGGAACAAAATTTGATAATGTAACATATGATGGGGTTACTTGGTATTATATAGATGGTAGTAATGCAAAAAAATGGACTAATGTATTTGGTGCATTACAATATACAGATTATCCGGCTAAAACACAAGGTGCACAAAATGGTTCAATTGGTTCAATATATAGTTCAGGCGGTGGTATTTGGTATAGTGCATCAATGGCGTCACAATCGTTCAGTAACGAACCGGATGATATTAGAATGGATGTAACGGATTTAGTTAAACTATGGATTAGTGGGTCAAATACATTACCAAATAATGGATTTATATTACATCATCATCCATCTGTATCAATTAGTGTAAGTGATGATGGAATTGATTATGGTGTACTTAAATTCTTTTCAAAAGAAACAAATACAATATACGAACCAAAATTAGAATTAGTTTGGGATGATAGTACATTCACAACAGGTTCTTTATTACCAATTACAGATTCATCATCCGAAGATTCATTAGAAAATAGTAAGATTGTTGTAACCGATTTACAAAAGCAATACGCAACTGGTATTAAAACAAAAATAAGAGTTAAAGCTAGAGATTTATTTCCATCAAAATCATTTACTACAACTTTTGAATATGACCAATCAAAATATTTACCAACAACATCTTATTATCAAATAGAAGATTATAAAACAAACGAAATTATTGTTCCTTTTGGTGAATATTCAAAATTGAGTTGTGATTCAAAATCAAATTATTTTTATTTAGATACATCAACATATCCAATTAATAGAGTTTATAAATTAAAACTAAAAGTAGTAAAGGATGGTGTTACAAAAATAATTGATGATAAATTAACTTTTGAAATAATATAAAATGGCATTCACATCAATAGAGGCAATTGCACAAAAGTTAGAAAATGATAGAAAAGAAAGATTGGAATCTATATTAATAGTATCCGGTTCGGAAGCCATTGCTAAAAATAAATATAATATTACGGTTGTAGATGATACAAATGTGGCATCTTCATTGTTATTTAAAGAATTAAAAAAAGATAAATACGATGAGGAAGAATTATTAAAAGCAATAGATGTAAATGTTACAGAATTAAAACCAAACATTCCTAAACCAAACAGAGATTTAGTTCCAAAACCACTATATGACGAAGAAGTTATTAGGGTAGAAGATTTAAGAAAAGAAGTTGAGAGATTAAATTTAGTAGAAGCCGAATTGAATACAAGAATAGGTGCATTGGAAACAACTATATTAAATTTAACAAACGAAAAATTAATATTAGACCAAACTAATGATATATTGGTAAATCAATCAAATACGTTGGGTGAAACGATAGGCGATTTTGCAACTCAAATTCAAACGGCATTACAAAAGTCAGTTGAAGAATCTATTTTAAGAGCATCTTTACAGGCACAAAATAGTGGATTTAAAGCACAAATTGAAGCATTAATTAAACAAATTGATTCTTTAAATGCAATCATTAAAGGTTTACAATCTCAACTTGGTGCGGTACAAAACCAATCAGCAATTACACAAGGCACACAGGCACAGGCTATGGCCGCAGGAGCCGATGTAGTTAATGAAGTAGTAATCGTTAAAGTAAAAGATAAAACCGAAGAATCGAAACCTGTAATATGGGGTAAAATACGAGCAAGTGGTGGAAATAAATTTGTTAATGGAGATTATGTTGATTTTACAAATAATGATAAAAAACCAGTTACAATTAATATTTCATTTACACCAGTTACACCTAATATGTCAATATTTAGTGTAGACCAAAATTCATTTAGTTTGGGTCCAGGAGAACAAAAACAAGTTAAACTTATTATAAATGAAGCACCGGCTGGTGGTAAAGGTGGTGTAAATAGTAAAAAGAAATGGATTGGTTGGTCAGGAACTGCTGACCACAAGGGTGGTAGCATGAAAGTATCGGTAGTAAGGGATGGTGGTAGTACAAAAGATAAAACATATGAAGCAGGATTTACCAAAACACATCCTGATTCGTTTTAATATTTTAACTTATGGCAATTAAAAAATATACAAACTTTGAAGCAGTAAATGCTAAAACTGAAAATGAAGGTAAATATCTTCAATTGGATGACCAGTTTATTGTTACAAAAAATGAAATACAAGAAACCGATTTTGGTGAATGTAAATACGATGTCATGGAAGTATCCGTCTATGATATTAATAATAATCTATTACCACATAAAACTGGAAATAATGTTGCTTATATAAAAACGGGTGATATTAAAAATTATATGTATAATATTACCAATAAAGGTGGTAATAAAGAGTTGGCAATTGATATTGAAAAATTATTAAATGATTTGGGATTTACAAATGGTATTCTTAAAGTTAATATTAATTTTGTAAGATATAGAGTAGGAACGGAAAATGAATCTACCAGAGTTTGGATTCAACAAATATCACCTTCAAGAGAAGAAATTAGAATTCTTCCATTGAAAACAAAAGATGATAATATAAATAAAATAACAAAAAAAGAATTTACTAATATTAATAATTTAAGTAAAGATTTTAAATACTACAAAAAAAATATATTAGACTCTTTGGATGATTTTGAAATGAAATCTTTAAGTACAATAGATGATGTAATGGTAAGAAAATTCGGAAACGATTTTATTAACATATTAAGAAAAGATTTTGGTTTAAGAGATTTTAGAACATTTAGAACTAGAATATTTGAGAATTTTAGAGAGAGCATAAAACATTGGTTGAATAATAGATACTATGATGTTAGTGATTCTACATTTGGTAAACCATCAGAAATACGATTTATAGATTGTGACCAATATTATTTTGAATCTTTATTAGATGATATGAAAAATATATTAAATAATTGTATATCATTTAATATAAAAACATTGAATAGAAGAAGTGTTCAATATAATGTTGTACCAAAAGAATTTTCCGTTGTTGAATTAAGAAAAAATATAAAAAATACATTGGAATCGTTTGATACGTTTGTAGAAAAGAAAAAAACAGTATTCAGGCCCGATAAATATGATTTAAAACCTAAGGTAAGGGGTGTTGAACCAATAATACAGGAACCACCTATAACAATATCACCAATTGAAATTACTTTACCAATTAAAGAAGAACCAATATTAATTAAACCAACACCGGAACCAATAATGATTCAACCAGCACCTGAACCAATATCTACACCATCAAGTGGAGGAGGAGGCGGTAGTATTTACCGAGAATATGATACATTGGATAGACAGAATTTGGCAGATGGTGGTATGGGTAGAGAACGAATGGAATTTACATAATATAAGATATTTATATAAAAGAAATAAATAGTGCAATCAGTAAATAACGAATTATTTGACAACGGGTTTGGTGGATTACCTGTAAATCCGGCCTACGATGGTGGTATATATGAAGCATACCCACCACTCAATCCAGGCGGTGG